GTAATCAGGGCCGAAATAGTCTTGTGAGTCTAGTTCGTGTATTTTTGTGTTAATAAGATGACTAGGATTTTAAATGGCAGTATACTTCCATTTGTCAACATAAGATCTATGTTAACGATTTTCTACTAATGCTTCTGTTTAAAGCTTTGTTCTTGTTTGAATCCCCAGTGTAGACAATAAGGGGAACGGGATTGGTTGGGTAACCCACAGTAAAATCGTCACCAGCGGATATCAAAACGAATCCGTTGAAGAATGTCGAAACTGTGGTTTGAAAAAACTTTAACCCAAGCAGTGGTCTATAGTCTCCTTCCCAATAATAACTGGAGCTATTCATATTATGTCGAGTATAATAAGGTACTTGCGCTTCAAGAACTGAACGGAACCTTAAATCTGTAAAAGTGCATCCTCGATCATACAATCCGTATGAATTATACGTTTCTGAAGCGTCTATATTATAAGCATATAAGTATCCAGAACTGTCAGTCAACCCACTTGATGACATAATCTTATATCTTACGCTTCCTCTACAAAACAAGAAACTACGTCTTACTCTTTCCCATTTAGTCATAAGTCCTCCATAAGCTGTCGTGTTGGTCCACGGGTCTATCTCTGCTTGTGTTGTATTTGCGATATTTTTATATTGTGAATACCTCTTAAGTAATTCAGGCCAAGAATCTATACTTTCTCCAAATTGTAAATTCTGTGGTTGGCATGTGTGTGCTGATATTATTGGTTGAAATGTTGTTCTGAATAATGCTCTCATATCAGTATCTTCTGTAGTTGCCATATGAGCTTCGAGTTTTGAACCGTCTCCGTAACCGGACCACAATTCAACTGGCTTCTGGACCTCGAAATCTTCTGCCCCAGACATAAAAACAGCAAAATAAATCTTACTGCTTACAACGTCTGAAGCATTTGCAACTGGGTTAACAATACTCATTACTAATTGTCCATTAAATCCAGCCCAATTTGCGGTTGGTGTGAAAGTTGCTTCATCTGGTGTTGGTACTCTATCATAGAACGAATCTTTAAGATAAGGTACAACAATAGACACAGATGTATCTCCTGTAATATCTAAAACCATGTTTACGGTATCTCCATCCTCATTCTGAACAAATGAAGCTGAATAAGTTGGGTCGGGCAACCACGTGAGTCTAACTCTTGCCGTGGCGAACCTATTCGTGGTAAACTTAATATGGTATTTAATTCCTCCTCTCCAAAATTTGAAAAATGACGCTAAATTTCCTAAAGGTGTAATGTCATATCTAACTCCATCAACGGTAGTTTGAGTATGACAAAATGTTGGTGCAACTGGAATAATAAAAGGCTTATATCCAATTGGGTTAGTAGAATCAAAATTTCCTAATAATACTAATCCAGGTAAAAGTTTATATTCTGAAAATAAATTATAATCTGCTACGGTATCATAAACTTTATAATCTGTGGTGACATGATTCTCTGGATTTGCTGATATAAATTCAGCTCCGTCTAATCCTCGTGTGTGAGAAAAACTGGTCTGTTGTGAAACAACAAATTTACTCACAGCTTGTGTTGATGTTGGTTTGTCTAAAAATAAGCTTCCTAAAGCTGAGCTAGCTACGTTTGAAATCATATCTGTGGCTGTTGAAAACAACCCCGGAATGAAATCTGAAATCATATTTTTAAAGCTTGTCGTTGCTGTTGTTTTTGCTACTTGTGCTATCGTCTCGTCTTTACTCTTTACTCTTCCTTCCTCTAAAGTTCCGTCTTGCATGTGTGCTTCGTATGTAGTTCTCAGACCCAAACCTGATGGTTCCGGGTTTTCAAATGATGCATATACTGTTAAATTAACTGTAACTACTCCGGTGGCTCCCAATAAATTAAGGGGATGCAAGCAAAATATTTGAATTTGTCCAAAAAATCCTTGCGCGATTGTTGTTGGATCATCTTTCATATTCCAATAATTACTTGGTCCTACAAAAGGAATAATGAAATCAATTGTTTTAGTTGTGTTTGCTGATAAAATACTACAATTGTTCATACTTGAAGTGTAAATGTTTTGAAATGGTACATTTTGATCATTGTCTTTATAATGTGGTAACCATGCTATTAATAATTTGCCTGAATGCATAGCCGTTGAATTAATACGAATAGAAATTCTAACGCCTGCTCTAAGATATTGAAATCTTTCTAATTTTGATGTAATGTTTGGTATTGCCATTAATGCTGCTGGAAAGTCTAATCCTCCTAAATACTGTTCACTGGTTGCTGTTGATGACCATACAATCGAAGAAACGGGATACGCTCTTGAAAGTACCTGTCGCAAACCTTGATCAGGATAGGGATCAGTTCCATCATATATTCTCGGTTGAACGGCAATAATCTCTTTTGTTGGCATTTCTTTACCAACATTATCGGCAAATTTTGTTGTTGTTACTACTGTGTTAATTGGGTTACTAACTTCACTTCTTTCTACTAATGCTGGGGCTGGTGCTCCACTCATATGTGCTTCATAATTTTCTTGAATCTGATGGAAAGATCTCATCAAATCTGAGAATAAAAGCCCAACGGGTTTAATTCCATTACTAATAAGAAAATTATTATATTTAGTTTTGCACGCCTCAAAATATTCTTGTCCCCAATTAAAGGCATGACGTAAAGCAGAATCCACTAAAATGGGCAAAGCAATCTCATTTGACTGATCTTTCTTCTTCCAATATGGTATTTCTTCAATTACTTCTTTATCCAATGCAGCAAAGATTTGTCCATTGTTAAAAACAAAAAATCTCTGCAAATACTTGGCTTCATGCCATTCATAATATGCTACAAGGGGTCTATTCTTATATATTCCTGTATATTCCATTCCCCACTTTGCAAATGCTCTTTGTATTGCAAACATGTCATAGTCGCCTCCTCTCTCGACTAAAACATAATGATCATCTCCAAATCCTGAGAACCTGGATATAATATCATCTATCACATCTTGAACTGTTCTAGGATATCCTTTGTCTTCATTTATTTGTAAAGCTGCTTCTATAAAAGGAATCAACGTGTCGAACGTGTTTACGACGGTTGTTAAAAAATTTCCCGATGGGTTTCCCGTTGCACGGTATAACAAATTTATTGCAATATGCATAACATACGACAATTCGGTTCTGAAATTTTTCATCACTTCAAAATATTCAGTAGGTATCTCACTATTACGCTTATACCATCCTCTGATTATTTCTGATGACATTTCCAATAACTCCCTAGGAGTTGAAGCATCTTGTTTCTTTAAGTCCCCTGCTAAGGCCACTGGGTCTCTGTGTTTTTTGATCATATTTGCAAATTTTCTTACTCCTACTGATGAATCTAAATTAATTCCTAAATCTACGTAACTCTTTCCAGTTGCTTGCCATCTAAGTATGTTTTCAAAGAATGCTCCAAAAAGCATTCGTTCTTCAACCAAAGCTTCAAATGGCATGGAATTCATAATTCTTGTGTTTCCAACTGGCATTCCATGTTCATCAATAACTTTTTCAATTGGAAGTCCTTCGTCTTTCATATTATCGCAAACGACAATATCAGGACTTCCGAATGCTTTAATTTTATGTTTTTCAATAAGAGCATCTGTTTCTTGCTTCAATTTTAGAGTGGGTTCATATTTTCCACTCTTCATTATATATCAAATGATCCAATTTTCCGGCTGCTTTTCCGGGTTCTACATTTTTAGGCCAACCTGGTGAGGTTTTCCTATCAATTGGTTTCAAATGAGTATATCCATCCACTCCATTAATTGCTTCTTCATGAGTTAAGATCCTGGGCGTCACTAAAGTTGGTATGCTGTCAACAATAGCTTGTATGATCTCTGTTCTCCATTTAGACACATTATTATTGGCTGGTCTAATCAGCTTCTTCTTAAGTCCCATATGCATGGGGGCTACTCCTGAAACCCGATCTGGTTTTAACATCGCAGGCATGGTTTTCGCAAGTTGAAATTTGTTATGCATGATAGTTTTTGTAAGTTCTGAATCAACAGGTTGTCGAACTTCCATATTTTTAGGAACTGTTCCAATTAACTCAACATTTGGTGTATCAAAGGCATCCAATGCTACTTTAGAGTTTTCAATAGGTCCAATCACTAATTCAGCTGCATGTGCTGTCACACCTTCTAATAAAGTTTCAATATCTTCTTGTGTGACAATACAACAAATCGCATTAGTAGCTCCAGCTACATGTATTCCAATAATTTTTTCCGTAACCTTAGTGTTATGCAAAACATAAGGCGATCCACATTCTCCTTTATAAGACTCAACTGGAACTGTTATTGAGTCGGTGTTTACTATTCTTCGTTCTGTTTTTCCTGGAGGTCTAAATGTATATTGAATACTTCCAGACAATTCTGAAGGTCGACTAGTAGTTCTAATAACTGACGTTTGTCCTTTCTTTATCAAAAGGCTAATTTGGGCATCAGCTAAATAACTTATGTTGTCTGCTTTCAAAAATTTGCTTGTTATATCTGGAAATGCGGGCATTACTAAATCTTGTATAATAACAAGAGCAAGGTCATTTTCTGCTGATAATCGAACTTCATATTTATCATGGGGAACTTTATAAACTCCACCACGCGATTCGATTTGAAAATCCTCTCCAGGGTATGTTTCTAAGATATGTTTTACAGTAATGAAAATTCTGTCTTTAATAAATAATGCTTTTACTTCGCCACCTCCCATTCGCAATGTTGCCATATTCTTTGGAAGTTGGTGACACATAAGATCATTAGCTGCATTGTCACTTGATTGTGCTTTGTATCCTTGAACTGTGACAGGTTTCTTTACATATCTTACCGGGGGTTTATTGGATTGAATTTGTGGATCATATACGTCACTTCCTCCCGTTTGTGCAGAAACTTCTTCTTTATCTTTATTCAAATATTTAACTAAAGCTACGGTTCCTCCTATTGTTCCAAGCAGTCCGGCTACCGATAATAAAACAACTCCAATTGTTTTCTTATGAGGTTCGATAACCATATGTTTAGCAACAGTCGCAAAATGTACAATAGCTTTTCTAATAGATTGAATTGATTTTTTAAACCAGGATCGTGTGTCTTCAACTGCTTTTTGTATTCCAAGCTTCAAAGATTCCTTTTTTGGGGTTGCTTCGGATATCTTTGAAATTTCTTTTCGTGCACGATTTATCGTATCTTGATATACTGTTTCAGCGTTGACTGGTTTTTCTTCTATTTCTGCTTCTTCTTTTCCATTTTCTACTTTCTTCTCAATTGTTTCTACTTCTTTCATTCTTTCTACTTCTTTCTTAATTAAATCAATGACAAAATATGTAGCATTCATATTAATATCCATTGGTACAATTTGATTATTTCTCTTTGCATTTTCTTGTTCGAAAGCTCTATCAGCAGCTTGAGTTACAATTGATTGTTTAAAATCTTCATAAAGTTTGAGTAACTCTATCTTCCTTTCTGGAGTGATTCCAAGAATAAAAACGTCTAGCTTTCCTAAGCTATCGCTATTCATTTTCTCAAATCTCGTTCTCACTTCAGTTTCTACTTTCTCCCTATTTTCTTGATAAACAACCATTGATTCAAAACGTTTAATGTGTTCACAAACTTCCACATGCATTTTCTTTTCAGCGGTTTCTTGTGAAACTCCCCTAAATACTGAATCAACTAAGTCACTACAAAATTTCTTCTTCTCTTCAAATATTTCATCCAACATAACTCCACGTAAAGAAGAGCCAGATGGTAAGCGTTGAAAAATTGTATCAATTGTTACTTTATATTGCTTATCAAACTTTTGTGCAGTTTCTTGATATTTAGCATCCCATTGTTCTTTAGAGACTCCTTTGGGACGCCAAGTTCCTCGTTCTTCATTATAAGCATCTGCTTCAAAATCAGAATCTTCGTCATCTGAAGGAATAAAACGTTTTTTATTTCTTTTTGCACGAAGCATGTGAGCAGTATACTTTTCCACTAATTTTGTAATAGAGGTAGGGGGCGGTTGTGAAGTAATATATTTAATTGCTCTTCCAGAATCCGAACTACGTAACTTATATAGCTTAACAGCTTCTTCAACTATTTCAGCATAAGTTACTTTTGGTTTTACTAGTTGTTCGGTAATCGGGTCGTACAAATCAAAAATATAACGATCTCTTGTAAAAGGTTCAGTGCTATTCACATCTCTATTCGTTGTAACCTTAACAAAGAAATCTCTTCTTCGTTTAAATGCGTTAATATCCGTTAAATTCAAATTGTTGGGTGTATGTTCAGTATTCGACGTTAATATTACAAAAGGTGAATCAAAGAATACAATTCCCTTATTTTCCAAAGAGGCTTGGTTGGTCATAAATGTTGCATCATTTGCCAACTTAATTAATAATAATGCTGCTGATGTTTGTGCTTCGGTTGTTGCGTGTTGCATAAAATCGTCCATAACAACTGCAAATTGATTGTCATATGAATCCATAAAATCCCGATCGGGTTCTAATGGATATTTTTCTGCAGATGAGTACTTCAAATTTAATACATGCATAACATCATTAATAATATAATCTATTAAAATAGATTTTCCTACATTGGGTTTTCCAAAAAATTGCATAACTACTGGTCTGATTCTTCCCTTGTCAGACTTGGCATACTTCAGTAGTGCTTCTTTAATAGTTTCAGCATGTTTCATCATTTTCAAAAAAATTGAAATCTTTCCGTTCTCCAATTGTCTCTCCGCGACAAATAATTCGAGCTGTTTACCTTGTGTATACAGCTCACAAAAAAGTTTTCTAAATTGTGAAAATTTTCTTTCTGATTGGATATCTTTTTCTAAAACTTCTTGCATTTTAGCCATCCATAAAGACATCTCTTTAAATTTCTCAATAGTAGCTTCGTCAGCATCGTAAGGAATTTCATAAATTCCTTCATATACAGCGTACAATGCTTGCTGACATAAATTTACAATAAATGTTACAAAGTCTTTGGACATCTTGAACATGCTAGCATAAGATTTAACCATACTAACTCTGTTCGAGTCAATTTTCTTTTGTGCAGTGGAAGTAACAGAAAACATGTTCTTAAAAACATCTACTAACGCGGTAAAGGCATTTTCTGTTAATTCTTCTCCAAAGCCATGTGCTACGGGTTCATCCTTCTCTTCTGCAACAGCAATTGCAGATTTAATAAATGAAGCGATAATTGTTACAAGGGTGGATGTAATCCCTGATGATGTGGCAAATATTAATACAATAAGTCCTCGGATAGCATTATCCTGAACTTTATACAAAGCAATACATGTGGCTACAAATCCTACAATTCTTTCAACTATTGCTAATAAGTTGAGTCCTATGCCCATAAGTCCTAAATTTTGCATAACTGGTCTTTTAATATCTTCTAATATCTTTGTAAATCGATCAAAAGTCGAATTAAATTTATCTAGCATAGGTGGGACAGGCTTAATAGTTTCGACAAATGTGTTTCCTGTCTCATTTGCTTGGTTCAATTGTTTTGTTATTCTTTCGGCGCTTGAAACAAAACCTTCTCCCCAACTTTTCAAATTTTCATTTAATTCATTTACTTTTGGTTGAAATTCTTTTCCCACTTCGGCAACTCTATCTAATGATTCTGGTAATCCTTTCAAATTACTAAACATATGAGCTTCCAAAGAAAAAATTCCGGGGAAAACACAACCAAATATTTGCTTTTGTAACACATTAAATAAAAAATCAATGAGTTCAAGAGGATTCTTTGTAAGTAGAACAGGGAGAATCTTGGAACTAATGGTTTCATTTGTGTGTGTTTCAATTAATTTGAAAAATATTTGTGATGCTTTAAGAACATCAATATCCACGTTACTACGATATGCTTGTAAAGTACGGGGTATTAATAAAAAGAGCAAGTCTCTCTCTTCATCTGATTCACACAGAGTATAAGTTTCTGAAAATAACGTTAAGAAGAGTTCAGAGTTTCTGACATCATTGGTATCGGCTAACATGTCCAAAACTCCCTTAATACATAAAGAAGATAAATAATCTATGTAATGAGGGTTTAATCTTTCTTTAGCGTGAGCCTCATAGAAAGTTTTTTCTTGTCGTTCCAATTTCAAAAGCTTAGCCATTAATGTTTCATAATCAAACACTGCATGCGCTTGAGTATCCTCTATAGGAAGAGGTTCATCAGGCAATTGGGGTAGACGAGCATGCATGTTCTCCAAACATGCAATAAAAGCTAATGTCACTGTATCATTAGGATATTTGTCTGTTGTAAGACAAAAATTAATAATTGCTCGCCAGTCTGATTCATATATTTCAAATCCAGGTTCATGGAATAATCCACCTGAACTCTTAACATAAGATCGGAACTGATTATAAATCATTGTTCGATTGCGTCTGTGTTCATACGCATTGAACGAGGTCTTTTCAATAAATTCAGCAAATTCACTGATAAAGGTCAAAGGAACAAAACGAGTCTTCAAAGCTTGCGTCATTGTAATGGCTGTTATTCCAGTAAAATATTATCCCATCTGGAGTTCACACTGTTTTCGAGTCCACAACGGAGTCTAATCACAGCAGGTATAATAAGTTCGCAACTGTATTCATTAATCGTTTCAAGATAGTATATTGCTTAACTACTCTACTAAAAATAATGCAGTCACTTGGTCAGAGCGGGAAATTTAGACCTAAATCGACATAAAATCTATCCATTAAACTTCCTGGTTTCAAATCGGGTGTATCTGTCATAAACAGGCTGCCCTATCCCATCGGGAACAAAAATTACTAACTCATCGTTTGCCAGAGGTTTCCCCCCCCAGTTTGTTAGAAGTATTTGTTAATCCATCCAGTACAATAAAACCTTTCAATTTTATGAATTTCCTATTTTGACTAACATCAAAATTAAAAATAAATGGTCAATTGTGTGCGTGATGATTATATAAAAAGAGGGTTGAAAAAGATAATCACCCAGAGCTATACATATATAAATTACTAAGCAAAGTGCAACAAATAAATGTACTCTAATAAAAATATCAAATTATAAAAATTACTAAGCGAAATATTTCGCAACTAATATAATTCTTCCTAACATACGTCTACA